TCATCTGCCGGTACGAACTTTGATGTCGCTTTCTTAGTCAACTCATCGTAATAAGTTTTCTTAAAAGCTGACCCTGCTAACGGTAAATAAAATAACAGTTGATCAAAGTCGGGCTCATAGTCTTTCATTTTTTCCATGAGCTCGTAGTTCATAAAATCTTTAACACGTTGTGCTTGTTTAGTTTTCTCTTCACTTGGTGCACCGATCACAGCTGTTCTAACTGGACCATCTGCTGGAAGTAATTCTTTGTAAGCTAACGCTTGGAACTGAGTAACCGCTTCTGCTAGAACTGGGTGCGTTGCACCTGAAGCTCCTTGGAAAGGTTCTGTTCTCATATCATATTTAAAACCTAATAAATCTAAACCTTGAGTGTAAGAACGTTCCCATTCTTTTCTACCCATTTGGTAGTCTTGATATTTTTGAGAAAGGTCTGCACCCATTTCATCTAAAACATTGTCTGGTAAAAACTCTGCTAAGTTTGCGTAGTGTTCATCGCCACCTTCTGGTTGCGCTGCTGCTGGATCAAAATCTATTTGTACTGATCCATCTTCTAATTCTGTTTGTTCTATGGGCCCTGGTGCCTGTTGCTCTTCTACTACTTCTTGTTGAATCGCTTCAGTGATTTGTTCTTCACCCGGTATAACCGCCGAGCCTCTTGGACCTTGCGTCAGGGACTTGTCTACTTTGTCTGCCATTTTTTATTTTCTCCAGTTTCACTGTCTTAACAGTATTATAGTTAATATTCAACCCTTGAGGCGTGGGTCCTGATTCAGGCGGCAGGAGCCATTTCTTAGGGTACAAATTCTTCGAACTCATCCGATTTACCTCTTACACTCTCTTTAAACTTAGAATAGTTTTCTGCAACATCTGGGCCAGCCAAATATGCAATACCTAATTCTTCATTTCTTAAATCTCTTTTTGCAGCCTCTGCCACATCAGCAACACCCATTAACGTGCCTGCTGTTCCAACAATAGGTATGAAAGGTGACACTGCTCTAATAATTGGTTTAGAAACCATCTTACCAACTTTAAATGCATTCTTAAACATATTTCTTGTTTTAGATGCTTCTGGAATTCCTACTTGATCTGCAGTGGTAACACCTTCAATTTTTTTTAAATTCTCCAAAGATTTTTTTAAAATTTCTTTTCCTATTTCAGAAGAAGCTTTTTTTCCTTTTAAAGTCATGCCAGGTTCATTTGATATTGCTATTTTAGGATCAGGTAATTTTTCTTTAACCATAAATCCTTCTGGTGTTAATGAAGTTTTTTTAAACGAAAGTCTTGTTTTAAGTTTTGCATACTCTGGATATTTTTTTCTTAAAGCTCTGTCATTTTTTAAATATTCAGTAGCAGCTTTTCTTTTAAATTCAGGTGGAGTTTTAGGGTCTGTATAAATTTTATTAAACTTATCCATCTCTGCCCATATTTTATCTTCAAAAGGTTTTACCATTCTTCTATTAGCACTTCCCTCTGCATAAACTAAATTATGTAATCCAACAGGTGTTGTTTTCCCACCTGCGTGAGTTAAATTTAATTTACTATCAATAGGAGCAGACATTTTTTTTTCTAAAGAGGTGCTGGAAATATCTTTAGTTTTTTTACTTCTTTTGTCTGCAGCTTTTGCTTCAGAGGTTTTTCTTTTTTCAGGGTCAGCTTTTAAACCAACATTTTGAAATTTAACATCAGGATTTTTTGTGTCAGTAAAAGTTAATAATTTTTCTTTACCTTCTTTGGGAGCATAAAAATTTTTAGCTGTCTTACGATCAGGATTTGCATCTATGATAGCTTGAATTTCTTCTGATGTTTTTACCGTGTATTGATTCTTTCCTTCAACATTTAAACTTGGTTTATCTTTAAGATCTCTACCAAGTTTATTTCCTTTTTGAAAACCCATACCTGTTTTAGGATCAGTTCCTCCTTGTAATTCAGTTCTCTCTTCTATTTGTGGTAAACCAATAGGCTCATCAGTAGTTTTACTTTGTTCTTTTAAATAATTGTCGTAATATTTTTTTCTGCTTTTAATAAACTCAAGACCTTCTTGCATTGTAACAACACCTTCAGTAACAGCTTTGTCTAATTCTTTCTGCATCAAATCTACAAGAAAAGCATTAGAAGATTTTCCAGTTCCATATACACCTTGTAACAAAGTGTCTGTACTATTTTTAAACTGAACTGCGCTGTAAGGTTTTTTTGGTGGAGGTGTGCCGTCGGCAAAATTCTCACGTCGTACCAGATACGACATCATCTCGTTGTACTCGTGAATTTTCAATTTACAGTCCTAGTATTGCTGCTAGACCGCCTGATTGTTTTTCATCTCTTGGGAGAACCCCTTTACCGATTAAAATATCTTTTTGTGTAATATCTCCACTGCCATCTAAGTCAGGGAAAGATCCGCCAGCTAAAGTAATTCTAGTTTTATCATCTTCAACTAATTCTTTAACAACATCCATTCCAGGATTTCTAGCTGTACCCATTCTCATTTCATAAAATTCTTTTAGTTCATCTAATGAGTTTGGTTTACGACCTCTTTGTTTAATAAATTCTATTACAACTTCTTCAATTCTAATTTTAGGATCGATTGCTGCTTGATCACTCATAGCTTCTCTTCTAAACTCATCAAAAGACATAGGGTCTAAACCTTGTTCTAACATATCGAATCTGTATTTATTATATTCGTCTTCTAACAAAGGATCTCTATCTGCCATTTGCATGATGCCTGAATCCTGAGCCCTGACTTGTTCACCATAGGGAATCCCTTGGTCTTTCATTAACTCAATTTCAGAAAGATCGTCTTCTTGAAACTCTTCAACTTCATCACCGTCTGCATAAAAATTTCTCATAATTCCTCCGTTAGCCTCTTTAGATCTTCCAGAATCTTTTAATCTAAAAGTATCCATTTCAACAATATCTATATTATTTCTTTTTATGTAATCAGTCAAGGACTCTCCTGGTAATACTCCTACACCACTTTCATAAGCATCAATTACATCTTCATAATATTCCATTAATAATACGTCCTTTGTTGTGGAGGCATTTTTTCCTCCTCGTAATCTTCAGGGTGATTTATTAAACCTCCCTGTCTAAATCTCATTACAGCTTGGGTCATGGAATCCACTAAGTCGTCGTGATCCCCATAAGGAAAAGCTGCACATTCCTCGATGACTTCTTGTGCGAAGTCCATATCTTTGGGCGCCCATATCAGTCCCGACTCAAAGAGCGGAGATACTGCGTTTACCCTCGTGTGTTTATCGTTACCACGAGATGGTGAGAAATTTATAACAGGAATACCCATCTTACGCAACTCATAAGTTAAAGGTAATCCTGATGCCTTACTTTCGATTATAACTGTTTCCGGATTCCAGTATCCATACTGCTCCATTGCAATACGCCGGAGTTCAGGGAATTCATATCTACCTTTTAATGAATCAACTAATATTAAACTTGGTGGTGAATCTTCATTTTCTTGAAACACGCCCCAGGTTGTAATAGCAGAATAATCGGCAGTTTCTTTTTTCATAAAAGCTGTATCATAAGATTGTATAATATGTTGAAGCGGTGGCATTTCATCGTCTTCCCAATTCTTCCACCATTCACGTTTGATTAATGCACCTTCTTCTGAAGTAGGGTTTTGCATATACTGTGCATTCCATTTAGTCAGAGGAATACTAGCTTTAACAGATTCTAAATCATCTAACTTCCAATACTCTGGCCAAACAGGTTTACCTGATGGCAGGATTGCAGGGAATTCTATAAGCTCCCATTTATCAGCTTTGACTCCCTTTTGAGCATTTAACAATCTACCTGTTAAATCTTTTTCATTCCATCTTGTCATGATAACAACAATCGATCCACCAGGTTGAAGACGTTGACGTGGACCAGAAGTATACCACTCATAAGTTCTCTCAAGAGCTTGGTTGTTAAGAGCATCTTGTTCAGTGTGTGGGTCATCAATAATTAGTAGATCAGCTCCCCGTCCTGTAATAGCAGAACCAACACCGGCAGCGTAGTATTCACCACCTTGTTCGGTTTCCCATTTACCAGCAGCCTGAGAATCAGGATTAAGTCTAGTTTTAAAAACTTGTTTGTATTCTGGTGAGTCCATCAAAGATTTAGCTTTACGACCAAACCTTACTGATAATTCAGTTGTGTTAGTTGATTGAATAATTTTTAATTTAGGATTTCTACCAACCATCCATGCAGGTAAAAGATAAGAACCAAATTCCGACTTAGTATGTCTAGGTGGCATATTAATAATTAATCTTTTAATTTTACCTTGCGCAAGTTGATCAAACTTATCTGCAATTCTTTTGTGATGTTTACCTTCAATAAAATCAGGCCAAACATGTTTTACAAACTCCATAAAGTTATTTTGTATACCAGCGGTCTTTTTCTTTTCACCATACTGATTAGCCAATAATGAGAATTGTCTTCTCACATCTGCAGGTAACTTATCGAAGTTTTTTAGTTTATCTTTATCTATCTTCATTTGAAAAATTTTTTCTAGAAAATTTTTACACTATTTTTTTAAAAAGTAAAAAAGTATTATAAGGCTTTAAATGTATGAAAGCTGGCATAAATACAAACTATTGGGACCCCTTTTATAAAAATAAAAAAACCTTTTTGTAAAAAAATCCAAAACCCATAATGGGTCTGGTACCTCTATCAATCATATGAAACCGGCTGCTTTCCGTCGACGTACTAACAGCCAGCCAAACTCCAGGTTGCTACCTCTCGGTCACTGCTTACGTCCAGGGAAATGCCATTGGCAAGATGTGTACGCCCTTGAGCTTTCAAATTCTCTTGATGCCTGGCGCACAACCTATGCTTGTATGCAAGAATTACATAGGGTGTGCGCTAGACTACTAGTCTAACAGAACGTAGTATTCATTAATCTAGTAATACCATGTATGCCTCAGCATTATTCTTTCTGAAATAGTTTAGTCCATCTCGAACTAACTTCCATTTCTTAGAGTGTCCATCAATACCAATATCCTTGTCCTCGATAGTTGCCTCTAGTTCATTGATAAAGATATCATCATGTATCTTAGCCTCGTGAGGTGTAAGTAAAACAGACTCGCCATTAAATCTATTCTTTCTTTCCTCGGTTGCGTCAATCATTGTTTCTTGTTTTAGTTTTCCCATTTTATACCTTTCTGTTATGTGTCCTAGTATATCCTATAATCTATCCGTTGTCAACCCTTAAAATATTATATTCTGGACCCCACCTAGACTCATCATTCTTTACCTTGGCATAACCTTGGCTCTCTCGTCTGTGTCTGATAAACTCTATCGGTCTACCTTGCTCAATGTTTTCCATGTGTTCGTTCAACCAATCATGCTCACAACTTTGACTACAAAAGAATTTACCTCTTGTATTGTTATACCAACCATTATCAAATCTATGATCCATATTAGTACTTGCATATCTTCCACGAATTACACCTCTAGATTTTAGAAATCTATCTTGTGTAATTCTAGTATGGCAATCTGGTCCTTGGCAAAAATGTTTGTTACTCATGCTACTACCACCAATCCCATTATTAAACCAAAGAAACCAACGCAACAATAAAATTCAAAGCTTGTCATTAATACCTCACTTTCCAACTGCCTTTGGCAGTTCTATATCCCTCTGCGTCATCATCAAAATAAGTCATTAGATTTGCACCGGCTTTGCTTGTCCAATATCTGCACTTGTCTGTCCAAGTTCCATTTCTTGTGATGTGTTTCTTATCCTTGTTAGAATAGTATGTGATTTTAAATTTAGTGTTTTCTTGCATTTCTACCTTTCTGTTATGTATGGGAGTATATACTATTACTCCCATACTGTCAACCCTTAATTTATACTTTCTTCATATTTTTTTCTAGCCAATATCTTCGCCTCTCTTGATTGATTTTTGTTCTTCATACCTTTGTATCAATCCACTTTTGATGATTAACAACTAAATTACCTTTTGCAATTCGCCAAGTTTCAAATGCCTCATACTCATTTTTAGTACATGCGATTGCTCTTGATCTGCAATAAGAAGTTCCAATGACATCAAGAAAATATGGGTGGTTAAATTCTTTTGCCATACCTGTATTGTCATCATTAGAATAAACATTACTGCCAACATTACCTAGTGCTTTCATACACTCGTCAACATGTTTTGTTTTGTGTGGATTGTCTTTGTTTTCATTTTGTTGTGCAAAGATATCTGGGTTGCAATCTTTTGCTTTTAGTTCTTCTCGGTAATATGCAAACGCAAATTTCTTTCCGTCCTCATCACTATACTCACTACCATTTAGATTGCCAAACAAACCAAAATCAAAATGAGATTTAG